CTGTTTCTCGTCAAACTAAAAAGTATATGCGTTACCAATCTGGTAAAGGTATGCTCTGGACTTCAGGTGTTCTGTTTAATCCAGTTATGAACTTAGACCAAATTTCTGCAGCAGCAACTTCTGTTGGTTCAGTAATTACAGTAACTACTGAAATTGACCATGGTCTTCAGGCTGGTGCAACTATTCAAATTGCTGGTGTTGTTACTTCTGGTTATAATGGTACATATGGTGTAGGAACTATTGTTAATGAATCGTCATTTACAGTTAATGCTATTCAGACTCTTGGTTCTACTTCTGCTGTTATTACTAATCTACCACGTATCACTGTTAAAAATTGGATTGGTGCGTCTACTCGATGCGGTCCATTTGATGATCAAAACGGATTATTCTGGGAATTTGATGGTCAAGAATTAGCAGTCGTTAAGCGATCTGCCACTTATCAGTTATCAGGATTCGTTGCTGTAACAGCTGGTTCACAAGCTGTTGCTGGAACTAACTGTCGTTTTACTCAACAATTAAAAGTTGGTGACTCTATCGTTATTCGTGGTATGACATATCGTGTTGGTTCTATTACTGATGATAACACTATGTCTATCAATCCAGAATACCGTGGTGTTAATAATTCATCTGGTATTAAAATTGCTCAGGTAATTGATACTCGCATTCCACAATCACAATTTAACTTTGACAAGATCGATGGTACTGGTATCTCTGGTTACAATATTAACCTAAACAAAATGCAGATGTTGGGAATTTCATTCTCCTGGTATGGTGCTGGTTTTATTGACTTTATAGTTCGTGGTGGTGATGGTAATATGATTCAAGTTCACCGCATGAAACAGAATAACGTAAACGATGAAGCGTACATGCGTACGGGTAACACTGCAGTTCGTTATCAAGCAATTAATGAATCTGCTCGAGATCGTTTGGCTGCAACTATGACAAACAGTCAAACAAGCATGACATTAGTAGATGCATCAAGATTCCCATCTACTGGTGGCATTGTATTAGTTGATAGTGAATATATTAGTTATACTGGTAAAGCAGGTAATGTATTAACTGGACTAACTCGATCAGCAACATTCTCTATGTTCCTTGGTGGTTCTAGTAAAACATTCTCTGGTGGTGCAGCTGCAGTTCATGCTGTTGGTAATGGATTTAACTCAGTAACTCTTATTAGTTGCACTTGTTCTCCAATTATTAATCACTGGGGTTCTTCTTACATTATGGATGGTAACTTTGATACAGATCGTGGTTACTACTTTAACTATGCAGCAACTGGAGTTTCATTAACATCTGGTCAAACTAAGACTGCATTCTTTTTAAGACTTGCTCCGTCAGTATCAAACTCAATTGCTGGACAATTTGGTGATAGAGATCTTATTAATCGTTCACAATTATTACTACAGCAATTACAAATTCAATCAGATCAATCAGTACAGGTTTATGGTATTTTAAATCCAGGAAATATTGATGCGTCATCATTAACTTGGACTGCAGTTAATACTGTTGCTCTTGGTTCTCAACCTTCATTTGCTCAGGTATCAACAAGCAGTTCCACTGCAGCAACTCCAGGTGAACAAAACTTTTCAACTCTTGGGCAACCAGCTGGATTTGCGCAGATTGACTTATCAAATCTTAAAGAACTAACAAACTCGGCAATTGGTGGATATAGTAACTACCCAGATGGACCAGACGTTTTGGCTGTTGTTGTTAAGAATCTTACTACTAATACTGCTACTGCCAACATTAACTTGTTCTGGTCAGAAGCACAAGCCTAAATATATTGAATTAGAGGAAAACTATGTCAACACAAGTACAATTTAGACGAGGTACAACTACACAAAATAATGCGTTCACTGGAGCGCAGGGTGAATTGTCTGTTGACACCGACCTTAAAACGCTTCGCTTACACGATGGAACTACTGCAGGTGGTGGTTCGCAGATGCTTAATAACATCTCTGCACAAACTGCTTTAAATAAAACATTTAGTACTGGTTCTGTATGGCAGGGTAATGCTGTTGGTTTGGGATATGGTGGTACTGGTTCTGCTCTTTCTGCAGCAGCTGGTGCTATTGCATATTCTACTGCTAGTGGTCTTGCTCTTTCTGCAGCAGGTACTTCTGGGCAAATTCTAGTTTCTGGTGGTACTGGTGCTCCGACATTCGTTGCTGCTTCTTCTATCTCAGCTGGTACTGCGACTGTTGCTACGACTGCAACTAACATTGCTGGTGGTTCTGCTGGTCAGTTAATTATCCAAGCGGATACAAGTTTATCTACATTCATTACTGCTGGTGCGTCAGGTACATTCTTGCGCTCTGCTGGTGCTGGTTATGCACCTACTTGGGCAACTGCAGACGTAACAATCGGCTCTACTGTTATTTCTCTGGGTAGTTCTTCTACTAGTTTAGCTGGTATGAATATTATTGCAGCTACTGGTACTAGCCATTGGACACTTCCAGTGGGTACAACTGGTAATCGTCCAGTTTCTCCTGCTGCTGGTATGGTTCGTTATAACTCTACAATAACTTCGTTTGAGGGTTATTCATCTGGTGCATGGTCTTCTCTTGGTGGTGTATCTTCTGTAGATAAGTTTACATATATTCAAGCAGAAACTGCTGCTAATGCTTCTAATGGTGATCTAGATTTCTTTGCTGAGAATGCTGCAGGTAATGCAGCACAGCAGGTTGGTCAGTGGAACAGAACTAACCTTAAAGATTATACTGGCACTTTGGTTGGTACTCAGACTACTCAAAACGTCTTTAACACTACAGCTACAACTGTAAATGCTTTCGGTGCTGCTACTACTCTTTCTATCGGTGCTTCTACTGGCACAGCAACTATCAATAACGCAAACGTAGTTATTACTGGTAACCTTACTGTTAATGGTACAACTACTACAGTTAACTCAACTATTTTAACAGTTGATGATATTAATATTGAACTTGGTTCTGTAGCTACGCCATCTGATATTACTGCATCTGGTGGTGGTATTACTCTTAAGGGTGCGACTGATAAGACTATCAGTTGGACTGATGCAACTGGATGGCAGACTGATGAAGCCATCGCAACAACAAGATTTTTCAAATTAACAACTACTGGAACTGGCGCAAATGCTATGTTGGCTATTCCAATTGCCACATATCGTTCTGGTAAAGTTACTATGCAAGTAGTTAATGGCTCTGCATATAGAATTATGGAAATGTTGTTTATGCATGATGGCACTAACGTAACATTCAACGAAAACTACACTGTTGCCACTGAAATGCAAAGCGCAACTACTAATACTACATTTAGTAGCTCTATCTCTGCTGGTACTTTAACGATCTTTGCGACTTGTTCTTCTGGAACCGCTGCAATAAAAGGTCAAGCAACTTTATTCAAGGTATAATATATGGCAATCCCAACAACTAGAGAAGGTTTAAAACAATACTGTCTCCGTGACTTGGGTGCACCTGTACTCGAAATTAACGTAGATGATGATCAACTAGAAGATCGTATTGATGAATCGTTAGATTATTGGAGACAATATCACTATGATGGTATTGAAGAAGTTTATCTAAAACAACTTATACGTGCTTCTGAGATCACCCTAACAGCTAGTGTGGCTAGTACATTTGATACTGGTGAAATAATTACAGGTGTTTCTTCTGGAGCAAAGGCAACAGTTTGCGTAGAATCTCAAAGAAAATCTAATGGAACATTACTATTAGTTAAAAAGGTCACTGGAACATTTACTGCAGGCGAAGCAATTACTGGTTCTGCTGGACATAATGCTACTCTTAGTTCTATTACTCTAAGAGAGTACGATAACAAATACATAATTGTCCCAGATTATGTTTGGGGTATTACTGGTATTCTTAACATTGGTCAGGCATCTTCTTCTAAGAATATGTTCGACTTACAATACCAGTTGCGTTTAAATGACTTGTATGATCTAACTTCTACATCAATCATTTACTATACAACTGTCATGCAGCATTTAGACTTACTTGATTGGACTCTAAATGGTAAAGCAGATTTTAGATTTAATAGACTCCAAGATCGTATGTACTTGGACATCAACTGGGACTCAGATGTATTTCTTGGTGATTACATAATCATCAAAGGATATCGTGCAATGGATCCTACCACTTGGTCTAAAGTTTGGAACGAGACTTGGCTAAAGAAATATACATCTGCATTGTTTAAGAAACAATGGGGAACAAACCTTAAGAAATTCAAAGGTATTCAACTTCCAGGTGGAGTTGTTTTAGATGGCGATACACTATACCAAGAAGCAATTGCAGAAATACAAATGTTAGAACAAGATTTAATTACCAAGTCTGCTCCACTAAACTTCATAATGGGTTAAAATGTCAACAACAAATGTTTATTTCTCTCAGGGAACTAAAAACGAACAGTTCCTAATTGAGGATTTGATCATAGAATCGTTACGTATTTACGGTAACGAAGTTATGTACATTCCCAGAACTCTTGTTTCTAAAGATAACATTCTTGGTGAAGATCGTCTCTCTCAATTTAAGTCTGCATTTCCTATTGAAATGTACTTCGAGAATGTAGACTCGTTTGCAGGACAAGGTGCTTTTATTCAGAAGTTTGGTTTAATGATTGAACAATCTGCCACTCTAGTTTGTGCACGCAGAAGATGGGAACAGTTTGTTGGTCGTTATGGAGTAACTACAATTCCAAGTCGCCCAAACGAAGGTGATTTGATTTACTTTCCACTATCAAAAGGATTGTTTGAAATCAAATTTGTTCAACATCAAGATCCATTCTATCAACTCGGTAAACTTTATGTTTACAAACTGCAAATCGAATTGTTTCAATATGCTTCTGAGTTTATCGATACTGGTATACCTGCTGTAGATGCATTCGAATCTCTAAAATCATTCACAACTAATACTACCAGAAGTTCTCGTGGTGAGGTTTTTGGTATTACTATGACCAATCAGGGATCTGGATACACATCTGTACCCACTGTTGTATTCACAAGTAGTAGTGGAGTTGGTGCAGCAGGTACTGCAGTTCGTGGTACTGGGGTTACTGCCAATAAGATCATTCGTGTTGATATAACAAATCCTGGAACTGGTTATCAAGTCGCTCCAGTAATTAGTTTCGTTGGTGGCGGTGGTATAAATGCTGCAGCAACTGCTACTATCGAGACTAATATAGACAAAGCAGCAGACTCTTTCGCTGACAATAATACATTCAAGAAAGAATCTGTTAATGTTATTAATTTTGATGAATCAAATCCATTCGGTGAAATAAACAATGCTTAACGATAACGTATACTATCATGGAATAATTCGAAAAAGCATTGTTGCTTTTGGTCGTTTATTCAGCGACATCTATATTGATCGCAAACAGGGTGACTCTGTTACTGGATCTACACTACAGCGTTTGCAGATTCCTCTTGCCTATGCACCAAAAGAAAAATGGTTAGTTAGAATTGATGGAGATCCAACTTTAGAAAATAATGTAAACACTGTTCTCCCAAGAATGTCTTTTGAGATCACTGGTTACAATTATGATGCTGCTCGTAAGACTAATCGTATGCAGCAGATTAAATCTGGTAATAGTCTTAACAAATCAGTTATGTACACACCAGTCCCATACAACTTAGATATTTCTTTGTATGTGTTAACTAAAACACAAGAAGATGGTCTTCAAATTATCGAACAGATTCTCCCAACATTCACACCAGAGTATACATTAAGTGTTAATGCTGTGCCAGATATGGGTGTTGTTATTGATGTTCCCATTGTATTAAATTCTATTCAAGTACAAGATGAATACGATGGCGATTTTCAAACTAGAAGATCAGTGGTTCATACATTAAATTTCCAAATGAAATTAAACCTATTTGGACCAATGTCAAATCAAGGAGTTATTGGTACTGTGTATGCCAATGTTGGTCAAAATGAAAACTTTGCAAATGCAAATAGAGTTTATACTGCAGAAGGTGATGTTACCACAGCTACTGTAGCGACAGAAGACTGGACTTCGAATTTCTAAACATGGCTGAAATTTATAATTCGAATTCGAACTTAAAAGCTGCTGGTGTAACTGTACAATTTACTCCAGAAAATATTCAAGAGTATATTAAGTGTTCTCAAGATTATGTTTACTTTATTGAAAACTATTGCTATATTGTTACACTTGACCATGGTCTTCAGTTGTTTAAACTGTATGATTGTCAGAAAAATAAACTACACATAATCCATCAGAATCGTCGTGTAATTTTAATGGAAGGTCGTCAGCAGGGTAAGACGACTACATCGGCTGCATACATTTTATGGTATACCTTATTTCAAGCAAACAAAACTGTGGCGATTTTGGCCAACAAAGCCACATCTGCTCGTGAAGTTTTAAATCGTTATCAAACTATGTATGAATTGCTTCCTCAATGGATGCAACAAGGTGTAACTACTTGGAACAAAGGTGATATTGAACTAGAGAATGGATCTAAAGTATTTACTTCAGCAACTTCTGCTTCTGGTATTCGTGGTAAATCTGTTAACTTACTTTATGTTGACGAAGCTGCGATTATTCCAAATCAGGTTGCTGAGGAATTCTTTACATCTGTTTATCCAACGATTTCTGCTGGACAGACTACTAAGATTCTTTTATCTTCTACGCCACTCGGCTATAATCATTTCTGGAAATTCTGGAATGATGCTGAAAATGGTCGCAATGGATTTACGCCATTGTTCATTCCTTATTGGGAAATTCCAGGTCGTGATGACAAGTGGGCAGCTGAACAGAAAGCCATGCTTGGTGAACTTAAATATAACCAAGAGGTTGCTTGTAAATTCCTTGGTTCTAGTTTAACACTAATCTCTGCAGATGTTATCGCCAAGATGCCAGTCGATCCTATCATCTATACAAAAGATGGATTGGATGTTTATGTTAAGCCACAGGCTGGACATACTTATTGTATGGTCTGTGACGTAGCAAAAGGCGTTGGTGGTGACTATTCAGCATTTCAATTAATAGATATAACAGAAGTTCCATATAGAACAGTCGCAAAATACAGAAAGAATGATATTAGTCCTCTCTTATATCCCAATGTGATATACAAAGTGGGCAAAGAATACAACGAAGCATACGTATTAATAGAAATTAACTCGAGTGAACAGGTCGCCCATATCTTATACTCAGAATTAGAATATGAAAATCTTCTATTCGTTAATCGCCATACTATGGGTCAGTATATCGGTGGAGGATTTGGTGGAGGTAAAACTCAACTAGGTGTCAATACTGATAAAAAGATCAAAAGAATTGGATGTCACAACTTCAAATCATTGATCGAAGAAAACAAGTTACTTGTAACCGATGCAGATACGATTTCTGAAATTTCAACATTTATAGAAGTTAAAGGATCATATGCTGCTGATGAAGGATATCACGATGATTTGGTAATGCCTTTGGTACTCTTTGGATGGGTCACAACTCAGCCGTATTTCAAAGACCTAAATAATGTTAACCTTAGAGAAATTATGTATAAAAAGCAAATACAAGCTATTGAAGAGGAATTGACACCATTCGGATTCTATGACGATGGAAGTCCTGAAAAGGCTCCACTGAATTTTTGAATTGAAAACTTGTAAAAACTAAATAAAATGTAGACACGATTTTCTGTCTAAAGTAAAAACTTATTAACAAGGAGAATTACAATGCCTTTCCAATTATCTCCAGGCGTTGCAGTCGTAGAAAAAGATTACACATCGATCGTTCCAGCTGTATCTAGCTCTCGTGGAGCGTTTGCTGGTGCTTTCCAATGGGGTCCAGTTTTGGCTCCTACTCAGGTTAGTTCCGAGAACGAATTAGTTCGTTACTTCGGTAAACCAACTGATGCGAATGCGCAAGCCTTTTTTACTGCAGCGAACTTCCTGTCATACACAAATGCTCTCTTAATTTCTCGTGCAGACGTAACTGCAGCTAGAAATGCAGTTGCTACTCAAACTGGTACAGTTACATCAGTGACTATGGCTACTGCTGGTAGTGGTTACGATGCAACTCTTTTACCTGCTGTTACTTTTAGCGCACCTCAAATTACAGGTGGTGTAGCTGCTACTGGTACTGCAATTTCTTCTGGTGCTTCTGTTACTGGTGTCACTCTTTCAAATGGTGGTACAGGTTATACTGCAGCAACGCTAACATTTAGTGCACCTCAAGTTGCGGGTGGTGTTACTGCTACTGGTACTGCCACTATTTCTGGTGGTGTAATTACTGCTATAGTTGTTTCGAATGGTGGATCTGGTTACACAACTGCTCCAACTATTAACATTACTGGTAATGGTACTAATGCAACGATCGGTACAGTTTCTCTAGGAACTGCTACTATTACTGGTATCACAGTAACTTCTGCTGGATCTGGTTACACATCTGCTCCAAATATATCAGTCGCTTTTGCTGGTTCCGATCAGGGAACTGCATGGACAGCTACTACAGCAGTGGCTCAAAATGCTTATCTTTCTTTCGGTAACAGATTGTATACAGTCACAGTAGCTGGAACTACAGGTTCTACTGGTCCAACTCATACATCTTCTACTGCAGCGAATGGTTCTGCTACATTATTGTTCGTTAGCAGTCAAGCAACAGCAACTAGTACTATTACTGTTGGTGGTCTAAAGATTAATAACAATAATGATTACTTGGCTGCTTATGCTAATGGACAAGCTGTTGTTGGCGAATTTGCTGCACGTTGTCCTGGAACTTTAGGAAACTCACTATTAGTTTCTCTGGCTGACTCTGCATCTTTTGCTGGTTGGACTTATGCAGCAAACTTTGATGCTGCTCCTTCTACTTCAACATATGCAGCAAACAACAGTTCTTCTCAAGATGAAGTTCATATTGTTGTTATCGATCAACTTGGTTACTTCACTGGAGTTCCAGGTTATGTACTAGAAAAATTTGCGTTTGTTTCTAAAGCATCTGATGCGAAAAAGTCTGATGGTACTAATAACTACTACAAAAATGTAATCAATACAAACTCAGAATATATCTACTGGATGGATCATACAGCAGCAGGTACAGATTGGGGAAGTACTGCAGTTGTTGGAGGTGCTTTTGTTACTGTTGGTACAGCTATCACTCGTCAATTGTCTGGTGGTGTTGATGGATTGACTGCTACTGCTGGTCAACTACAAACTGCTTATGCATTGTTTGCTGATGATGCTGCTTATGATATCTCATTAGTTATGATGGGTAAAGCAGATGCAGCTACAACTACTGCTGTTATCGGATCAGTTGCAGAAACTCGTCTTGATTGCGTAGTGTTTGCATCTCCACAGAATAATTCTACTGGTGATCCAATTATTGGTTCTGGTTCTGCTTCTACAACTGCTATCATTGCTTACCGTAATGCACTCCCAAGCACTTCTTATGCTGTGTTGGATTCTGGTTACAAATACCAATACGATCGTTACAATGACGTATATCGTTGGATCCCATTGAATGGTGACATTGCTGGTCTATGTGCTCGCACTGATTACCAACAAGATCCATGGTTCTCTCCAGGTGGTCTAAATCGTGGTCAGATTAAGAGTGTTGTTAAATTAGCACACAATCCTACTAAAGCAGATCGTGATCTATTGTACAAAGCTGGTGTAAACCCAGTTGTTACTTTCCCAGGAGAAGGTACAGTTCTATTCGGTGACAAGACTCTATTGACTAAGCCATCAGCTTTCGATAGAATCAACGTTCGTCGTCTATTCATTGTGCTGGAAAAGGCTATTGCTACTGCTTCTAAGTATACGCTGTTCGAATTCAACGACGCGTTTACTCGTGCTCAGTTTAAGGCTATGGTCGAACCATTCCTTCGTGACGTTCAGGGTCGCCGTGGTATCACAGATTTCCGTGTAGTTTGCGACGACACAAATAATAC